CGATCTGGTTACGCGCGACCCCGATTGATTTCTAGCGACAGATGTGGGATCCTTGCTTTAATTTAATCAGGGCGGCACCCAATGAAGCATCAGATAGAATATCTTGAGGTTAAAAGCTTAATACCTTACGCACGAAATTCGCGCACCCATAGCGATGAACAGGTGGCGCAAGTAGCAGCATCTATTAAGGAATTTGGCTTCACCAATCCTGTCTTGGTTGACCAGGATGGAATGATAATCGCGGGGCATGGCAGAACGCTCGCCGCCCAACGGTTGCAAATGAAAGAGGTTCCCTGCCTTAGATTAAGTCATTTATCGGAGGCTCAGAAACGCGCTTACGTTATCGCTGACAATAAACTGGCACTGAACGCCGGGTGGGATGATGAGCTTTTGGCGGTAGAATTGCGCGATCTAAAGGATAGCGATTTCGATCTTTCGCTGACGGGTTTTGGCGATGACGAACTTGATTTATATTTATCCGGTCTTGATTTTGAGCCCGGCACAGAGGCAGACCAAGGGCGCTTAGATCAACTTGATCCAAAATTTGTTACATGCCCGAATTGCAAAAATAAGTTTGATTTGAGGGAACATGAGTAAAACCGATTTGCGCATAAATTGGGCTAATCATGCAGCGGCTAAATATGCCTGCGAGAATTGGCATTATAGTAGGTGTTTGCCAGCGGGCAAGCTGGTCAAGGTCGGCGCATGGGAGCAAGGAAAGTTTATCGGGGTTGTATTATTCGGGAGAGGGGCAAGCCCGACCCTTGGAAAGAAATTTGGCTTGGGCCAAGATCAATGCGTTGAGTTGGTGCGCATAGCGTTGACAAAGCATAAGATCGAAGTCTCAAGAATTTTAAAAATGGCTATGAATTGGCTATACAAAACGAACCCAAAACTGCGGCTTGTCGTATCGTTTGCGGATCCTGATAAGGGGCATCATGGCGGGGTGTACCAAGCTGGAAATTGGATATATTGCGGCGACAGCCCGGAAACAGTTGAGCTTTTCGTCAAAAAAAGGTGGGTCCACTGGAGAGGTGGTTTTTATGAAAAAAACAAAGATACGCCGCGCAGAAAAATGCCGGGAAAGCACAGATACCTAATGCCACTTGACGCAGAAATGCGAAAACGTATTGTCCCATTATCTAGACCTTATCCAAAGCGTGCGAAGCAGGCGATGACCGGCGACCAGTCGGCACAGCGGCAGGGCAGCACTGACCCGCACGCTCCATTGGGTCAATAGATGGCAGACCCACAAACCTTTCCGCTTGATACTATTAGCAAGCTTCTAGACCTTACACCCCAGCGGGTTACGCAGCTTGTAAACGAGGGAATTATTCCACGAGAATCGCGTGGGCGTTATGCCTTGGTTCCTGTTGTGAGGGCTTACATCCAATATCTGCGCCAGCGAGCGATTAGATCCGATTTGCCAACCGGGGATGATTACGCGACCCACCGGGCGCGGCTAACTAAAGCCAAAGCTGACATGGCTGAGATGGAACGGGAGCAGATGGCGAATAGGCTTATCCCGGCTGACGATGTGGAAAAGGCTTGGTCTGATGTTATCTCAAATATGAGGCTGAAGGTTTTAGCGATTCCAACTAATGCGGCGGCAGATACGCAAGCCGCGACCAACTTGGCAGAGGCCAAGCAAATTTTGAAAGATAAGGTGAATGACGCACTTGCAGAACTTGCAGAAATGCGGATCGAAGTCGTTAATCCTGTCAGGGCATCCGACACTGGCGACAGTGATGAAGAAGGCTCTGAGGGTAGCGACACCGCCGCCTGATTTAACGGTTTCAGAATGGGCTGATGAATTTAGGCGATTATCCCCAGAAGCATCAGCGGAGCCGGGGAAATGGTCAACGGCTCGCGCTGAATATCAGCGGGGCATGATGGATGCTGTTAGCGATCCGCGAGCCGAAACCGTTGTTTTTATGACTTCCTCGCAAATTGGCAAAACCGAAATTGTAAATAATATTTGCGCTTATCACATCAGCCAAGACGCCGCGCCTGTTTTGGTGGTTCAGCCTACGCTGGAAATGGCTAAATCTTGGTCGCAAGAGCGTCTTGCGCCAATGATCCGCGACACGGATTCTTTATCTGGCTTAATTGCAGACAGTAGAACCCGCGACAGTGGAAACACCATGCTGCATAAGGTTTTTCCTAACGGGCATCTTTCTATAGTGGGCGCGAACTCTGCCGCTGGTTTAGCCAGCCGCCCGATTAGAATTGTTCTGATGGACGAAGTTGATCGCTATCCTTTATCGGCTGGCGCGGAAGGTGATCCCGTTCAGCTTGCAATCCGGCGTAGCGCGACCTTCTGGAACCGCAAAATAATCATGGTTTCCACCCCAACAAACAAAGATGAAAGCCGAATCGAGCAAGCATTTCTGGAAAGCGACCAGCGAAAATACCACGTTCCCTGCCGGGATTGCGGGGAATATCAGGTTTTAGATTGGAAAAACGTCCAGTGGCAAAAGGATCAGCCCGAAACGGCTGGCTATGTTTGCGAGCATTGCGGGTCTTTTTGGGATGATGCGGCGCGATATAACGCTGTTAAACGGGGAAAGTGGAAGGCTTCCGCGCCGTTTACCGGGACGATTGGCTTTCATTTAAGCGGTCTTTACTCGCCGTGGACGCCATTAGCACAGGCGGCGCAAGAATTTCTGCAATCAAAAGCCGACCCTATGCGCCTTAAAACGTGGATAAACACCTATCTGGGGCAAAGCTGGGAAGAAGATGGCGAGGGGGTTACAGAGGAAACCATACACGGGCGCGAAAGCTTTGATCCAAACACGCTCCCGGAAGAAGTGGTTTTAATAACCGCTGGCGTGGACGTTCAAGATGATCGGCTTGAAGTTGAATATCTGGGGCATGGCCGGGACGGGGAAACTTATAGCTTAGATTATAAAATCCTTTACGGTGATCCGTCATCGCCGCAAGTCTGGGGATTGCTTGACACGGCACTGCGAGAAACGTGGGATCACCCGCGAGGCGTTGAGCTTCCAGTAAGATGCGCTTGCATTGACTCCGGGGGCCATCACACCAACGCAACTTATACTTTTGTGAAGCCGCGAGAGGGTCAGCGGATCTTTGCAATTAAGGGTGTGGGCGGCGAAGGGCGACCGCATGTAGGAAAACCGTCGAAAAATAATCGGCAATCTGTTAGACTGTTTCCAGTGGGTGTAGATGGAATTAAAGATTTAGTGTATTCTAGGTTAAGAATTACGGAGCCGGGGCCGGGTTATTGCCATTTTCCGATAGGAAGATCGGACGAATATTTCGCCCAGCTTACGGCTGAAAAGTTGGTGACTAGATATAGGAAGGGTTACAAGCGGAAAGAATGGGTGCAAACCCGACCCCGGAACGAGGCTCTTGATTGCAGGGTGTACGCTATCGCCGCTCTTGCTATTTTGAACCTGAATGTTAATAGTCTAGCGAATAGGTTTGCTCAAAAGGCGGCAGAAGAACAAACCAAGGAGCCTGACGTAAAAGAGGAAAAACCGCAATTCAAAAGGTCGAGGCAAAGACCGATTAGAAATCAGGGCGGTTTTGCGAACTCTTGGAGATAATAAATGGCAAACTTGTTTGATGCCGCAAACGCACCAGAAACGGAACCCGATGAGTTTGTCATTGGCGATTTTGTGCAGTGGAAGCGGAGCGACCTTCATTCCGATTACCCTAATGACACTTATACCGCGACTTATATAAGCCGATCAGCCCACGGCGGCGGCGATCATGAATTTCAAGTTGTGGGAACCGCAAGCGGGACAGACTTTCTTTTTACAATAGCAAGCGCGACTTCTGAGAATTTCGAGGCTGGTCATCATCACTGGCATTTGGAGATTGTGCGCGATAGCGATAGTTCGCGGATTGTAATCGATCAGGGCCATTGGGATGTTGGGACTGATATAGATGTCAACAACACCGATCCGCGAAGCCATGCGGAAATAATGGTTGATAAGATCCAGAGCCTCTTAGAAAACCGGGCTGACAATGATGTTTCAAATTATTCTATTCAAGGTCGCTCGCTTGTAAAGCTAACTATCGATGATCTTTTGCGCTGGCGCGATTATTACGCTTCCGAAGTCGCAAGAGAAAAACGTAAAGAGCGCCGCAAGCGTGGCAAGCCGACAGGCGCGACAATAGTGGCGAGGTTTTAAAGATGGGCGTTTTCGATTTCTTCAAAAGAGATAAAAAGGTCAAATCAAGACGCTCTTATAAAGCCGCCCAAACTGGTCGGCTTTTCGCAGATTTTACGGCTTCTAGCAGATCGCCCGATGCGGAAATAAAACAAGCGTTGCAATCTATCCGTTATCGCTGCCGGGATCTTGCTCGAAATGATGAATATGCGCGGCGCTTTTTGACGCTGATGAAGGTGAACGTTATTGGCGAGCAGGGCATCCGCGTTCAAGTAAAGGCAAAGAATAGCGACAACAGCTTTGATGCGCCGGGAAACACTATTATTGAAAACGCATTTAAGGTTTGGGGGCGCAAAGGTAATTGCACCGTTGATGGGCGTTATTCGTGGGTCGATGCCCAGCGGTTTGCAATTGAAAATCTAGCGCGTGATGGCGAGGTTTTAATTCGTCTGGTAAATTACCGGGATAACCAAGAACGCTTTGCTATAGAGTTTCTTGAGCCTGATTTGCTGGACGAATTGCACAATGAAGATTTGCAAAACGGAAATCAGATCCGCATGGGCGTTGAGATGAACCAATATCATCGCCCGGTTGCTTATCATTTGCTTTCAGCCCACCCCGGCGATCAGGAATATTCAACGCACAGAACCACACGCAGAACCCGCGTCCCGGCAGACAAAATCCTTCACATTTATCTGCCAGACCGGGCGAGGCAGTCTCGCGGCGTCCCTTGGATGGCAGCGGCAGTTTCTCCATTAAAGCAGCTTAATGGGATGCGCGAGGCTGTCTTAGTTAATGAACGCGTAAGCGCGTCAAAGATGGGTTTCTTCATATCGCCAAATGGGGACGAATTTGTTGGCGATGAATTAGAAGATAACTACACGCCGGTTATGTCGGCAGAGCCGGGAACGTTTCACCAGCTTGGCCCCGGCATGGATTTTAAGGCATTTGATCCATCATCAAACGCTAATACCTTTGCAGACTTTGAGAAGGCTATTTTGCGCGGCATCGCGTCATCGCTTGGCGTTTCTTATGCTTCGCTTTCTAACGATCTTACGCAAACGTCTTATTCTTCGATTAGGCAGGGCGCTTTAGAGGATCGGGATTTTTACAAGGTGCTTCAGAACTTTATGATTTCCCATTTTGCGGAACCTATTTTCCGCGCTTGGTTATCATCGGCAATGGATACAAACACCATCCCGATTCCTCTGGCTCGCTTTGATAAGTTTTCTGACAATCTAGAGTTTCGTGCGCGTGGCTTTGCATGGGTTGACCCGGCAAGGGAAATGAACGCTTCGGTGATCGGCTTGAATAGCGGCATTTTATCTTTGCAGGATGTTGCTAACCAGTATGGGCGCGATGTCAGCGAAACGCTTGACCAGATCCAGCTTGAAAAGCAAATGGCAAAAGAACGCGGCTTGACGCTTGCCTTCGAGCCATTCGGCGGTGGTCAGTCTGGTTATGGGCCAATGAAGTTCACAGCCCAGCCGCTAGAAGATAACGATGATGATGGGGAAACCGATGGCGACTGATTTCCCCAAAAAAGGCGACGATAAAAAGATTTCTTTGCGGAACTCTAATTATCCGCAGTTTGATCGCGGGTTTGCTGAAAATATAAAAGAGTTTAACGCTGACGTTTGGGGTGCCGGGGGCAATATTCGCGGCAATGAAGCTTTTATGCTTTGGGGTCGGGCGCGGGATGGTTCCGAAACTGAGGGCGTTTTGAACTGGATCAAAGAGCGCGAGGCATGGGCGGCGCGGCACTTTGGCGATGGCGAGCAGTTTAGCGGGGGCGATCTCCAGCCAAACCTGTCAAACGTGGCTGGGGTGGTCGCTCAGATGAAGTGGGGCGTGATCGGCAATCTGGGCGAACAGGGAATGAAGGACGTAATCCTTGAGCTTGTCAAAAAGCTGGAAGGCAAAAAAGAACGCGCCATCGATGACCTAAGCGACACGGTTAGAACCGCTTTAGAAAAAAAGGTTTCTGAACATAACGAAGAATATGGCGATGATCCAACCAAACGCGCCACGCTTGGAATGCTTGCGGAATGCTTTGAGCGCGGCGTTGGCGCTTATAAGGCAAACCCCGGCGGGGTTCGTCCCGGCGTTGGCTCGCCAGAGCAATGGGCTTATGCGCGTTGCAATAGTTTTCTATTCTGCCTTAGAAACGGGCGCTTCCAAGGGGGCAAGCACGACACTGACTTGCTGCCAGAAGGCCACCCGGAATCAACCAAAGGCGAGCGGTCTATTGATGTAGAATTGCGCGAAGCGGCAAAATGTGAGACATTAGAAAAAGCAAATCAAGAAAGGTCTGAGCAAATGAGCGAGGAACTAGAAGAACGCCACATCAAGAACGTTACTGAAACCGATGATTCTATCATTGTAGAGTTTGGCAAATCAGAAGCGCCCGAAATGGTCGAAGAAACTTCTGGCTATGGCGGCAAGGATGAAGAAGAACGTCTTGAAATGGATGAAGCGGAACGCAAAGCCACAGTCGAAACGTTCCACCGGGCGATGGATATGGACGGGGAAGTTGAAGCGGAAGACCAGCGGCGCGTAACCATGTCCATTTCTTCTGAAACACCCGTTGAACGGTCATTTGGCATGGAAATTCTAGACCATACTGAAAGAGCCGTTGACCTTAAATTCTTAAACAGTGGTCGGGCTCCATTGCTTCTTGACCACGATCCAGAGCGTCAAATAGGCGTGATCGAATCTGTAAACCTTGATACCTCGGCGCGGCGTCTCCGTGCGACTGTTCGCTTCAGCAAGGGCGAGCTTGGTTCCACTGTTTACGATGATGTCCGGGATAAAATCCGGCAAAACGTTTCTATTGGCTATCGCGTCAATAGAATGACACGCGATGAAAGCGCAAGTGATGGGAACATCTATCGCGTTGATTCGTGGCTTCCTATGGAAGCGAGCATTGTTTCTATCCCGGCTGATGACTCGGTGGGTGTAGGGCGCAAGGCTGAACCGCTTAAACCAGCAATTCCAAAAAAAGAGGATGTTCAAATGACTGAACAAAATAACGAGGCTCTTGCGGAACGCGCTCGCGCAGATTTCCAAAAGAACGCATCATCCATTTTGGCTTTAGGAGCCAAGCATAACAAACGTGATCTAGCTGAAAAAGCTATTGGTGACGGTCTATCAATCGAGCAATTCCGGGGCGTTGTTTTAGACGCTATCGCGGATGCGCCGCTTGAAATGCCAACCGATCTGGGCATGACGAAAAAAGAGCGCAACGAAGATTATTCTTTGCTCCGCGCTATTCGTGGTGCAATGAGCGGTGGCGTGTCTGGTTACGAATTGGAAGTTTCTAACGAAATCGCCAAGCGCACAGGCAAAGACCCTCGCGGCTTTTATGTTCCAACCGATATTTTCAAACGTGATCTGACAGTCGGAACAGATACAGCCGGTGGCTTCTTGAAGCCGACCGATCACCTTGGCAACGAATACGTTGACGCGCTCCGCGCAAATCTGGTTATCTCTGGGCTTGGCGCTCGCATGATGACCGGGATGCAGGGCGATGTTGCCATCCCAGCGTTGAACGCAAAAACAGCCGTTGGCTTTGTTGCTGAAAACTCAGCACCCGGCTCTGAAGGCGCTCCAACTTTCCGTCAGATCACCATGTCGCCTAAGACTTTGGCGCAGCACGTTGACCTGTCACGCAAGTTGGTAATGCAGTCAGACCCAAGCGCGGAGCAAATCATCCGTGATGATATGACCCGTCAGTTTGCGGCGAAGATCGATGACGTAGCCATTGAGGGCGGCGGTTCTAACGAGCCAACCGGCATCACCGGCACAAGCGGCATCGGTTCAGTTGCAATGGGAACCAACGGTGGAGCGATTACTTTCGCAAAGCTGGTTGATCTGGAAAAAGAAGTTGCCATCGATAACGCACTTGCTGGCAACCTCGCATTCTTGACCAACCCTAAAGTGGTTTCAGCAATGCGCCAAACACCGCGTCAGGCGTCTGGTGTAGAAGGCAACTTTATCTTGAACGACACGAACACCCTTCTGGGTTACAATGTCGCCTCAACGACTCTGGTTCCTTCTGATCTGACAAAAGGCACATCTTCAGGTGTATGTTCTGCCGCCATCTTCGGAAACTTTAGCGAATTGATGATTGCGATGTTTGGTGGGCTGGATGTAACGGTTGATCCTTACAGCCTGTCAACTCAAGGTGCTACACGCATCGCGATGTTCCAAGACATCGATGTGGCAGTTCGTCATGCGGAGTCATTCGCGGCGATCCTCGACATCACCACAGCGTAAATAAATTAAGGCGCGGGGAAACTCGCGCCTTTTCCTAAAGGGGGAATTGGAATGAAGATTTCATTACTACGCGGAACAGTTATAAACGGCGAAGCCAAAAGCGCCGGGGATATTGTAGAGGCAGACGATGTGCTTGCTTCTTTCCTTATGTCCACAGGGAAAGGCATCCCGGCAGATGAAGCGAAGAAATCTGATCGCTCTGTCGGTCTAAAAACGTCCACGGCCACTAAGGTCAAAAAGGGCAGTAAATAGGTTTATCGATGGCGGTTGAAACAGCGGCAGACAGAGCGGTTTTTGTTGATGCGGATGACTTCGGCGTTGCAGCGACTTACACCCCACAGGGCGGCAGCGCAGCGACTGTGAACGGCATCTTTGACAACGACATAGTTGAAGTTGACGCCGGGGGCGGCGTTCCGATGGCTGTTAGACAGCCTCGCTTTAATTGTAGAACCGCTGACGTTTCTGGCGCTGTTGATGGCGATGCGCTGACGGTTAATTCAACGGCTTACACTATTCGGGTCGTGGATCATGATGGAACTGGTATGACCACTCTAGCTTTGGAGAAAATCTAGATGGCGCATGTTAGAAAGCAGATCCGCGATAATATTCAAACCACGTTGACCGGGCTGACAACCACCGGGACAAATGTTTTCACCTCGCGGGTTTATCCTATACAGAGCGCGGCTATGCCGGGACTTTGTATCTACACCTCAAGCGAAACGGTTGAGGCCCAAACGATTAAGCCGCCGCGTGGTCTTATCCGCTCGCTTGAGGTGTCAGTTGAAGCGTATGTTGAAAATACAAACGCGGATGATGTTTTGGATACTATATCGGCGCAAATAGAAGCGGCGATGACTACTGACTTGACCAGGGGCGGCTTGGCAAAGGACACCCGGCTCATCGGCTTTGAAGCTGACTTTGCTGGTGAAGGCGAGCGCCCGTTATTCGTGGGTCGCTTTTCTTACGAAATTCTGTATTCTACAACGGAAACAGATGCAGAAACGGTCTATTAGAAAGGGCGTGAAAATGGCAAAAAGAATGCAAGTTTATTCTCCAAACGGCGGCGAGCCGATTGAGATAAACGCAGAAGATTTAGCTTCATTTGAGGCTAAAGGATGGACGGCTTCACCCCGATCATCCAAACCGAAAGCGGCGAAAGCCGTTAAATCAACCCCCAAAAGTGAGGATTAAAAATGGC